GATCGTAGAATTCCATATTTAGGCATGAAAATTCCTTCTAACAAATAAATGAAAATTTTTATTATCGACTTGAAGCGCGAGTGGCTCCAATCGGGGTAGTGAGGGCTGCCCCAAAATCGTGTCAAGATGGCACAATCTGGGGCTTCCTCGGGGCGTCCCCTACTGAAAATTTTCTATCAGGGACAGTTGGCTACTTAGCCTCTTTCACGATTGTAAGAGTTAACACCATAAGCGATATTAGGGATCATTCGTTGAATTTCTGAACGAGTTTGTCTACTAACATCGCCTGTAATATTAATTTGAAAGACTTGTTGTTTAGGTTTATCCATAGCTGCTGAACCTGCTGAAGACACTGTTGTAACCTTTGGAGTAGAAATCATTGAAGAAACAAAACCGCCATCAGCAAACTTAGGTAAACTTCCGCTGTTAATTGCACTTAAAAGTTTAAAGTTATTCTTAGTAGCTTTAGCGTTAACCACAAACTCACCGTTAGATAACATTGCAGAAATAGAGTCAGAAGTGCTTGTACCTGGACCACTAACATAACCACCTGTTGCAAATGGTGTTGCAGCATCTGATAGTGCAATTGAAGCAGCTGCCGCTTGAATAGCAGCATTGATTGAAATTGTAGATGCAGCAATTGCTTCAGGTATTGCTATCAATAAAGTGCCATAGTAAGCCATTGTAGCTTGTTCCTGCGTAACTCTAACAATCTCTTGAGATGTTTGAATTCCAAAGAAACTTAAAAGGCTAGCAAAACCTGCTGTAATAGTGCTCCAGATTCCAGATAAGATTCCGCCACCCTCAGTAGTACCGCCTGTAGTTGCAGCTGTTGTAGCCACTGCTGTAGTTGCACCACCAGCTGGAGACATTGAGCCTGATGCAGCACTAAAGATTTTAGAACCTAAGTTTTTGAAAACCTGAGTTAAAACACCATTTTCACCTGTAAGAGGATCCATTAAACCTTTTGTAAATGTATCAATAATCGTATTAGATAGAGCAGAAGCCAGTCTATCACGAAGTGTTACAAATACAGATTTATCACCATCAGTTACACCTTTAAAGGCATCAGCAATACTACTGACAAGTGTATCACTCAAAGAAGATGCAAAAGCTTTACCAGCTTCAGATACACGTTTACGTTTATCATCAGCCTCTTTAGCAATAGCCTCCTCTAAACTATCACGCATTGCGTTAACCATGTTCTGGGCTGCAATACGCTCTTTTTCAGAAGTAGCACCATTTGCATCTTTTGATGCATCAATTACTTTTTGGGCTAAAGCGTCAACTCTTGCTCTACCAGCTTCAGACATCAAGTTCATTTGCTCTTGAGGAATATCTAAACCAGCTTCTTTAACCTTAGCTCTTGTACCAGTGCCAAAGGGTAATACGCCACCTTGATTATTAAGCAAACTAGTAACTTTAGCCATTGCATCGGCCATTTTAGACTGAAGTTCTGTAGATGTCAGCAAACCCAAATCAAAACTACGTTTAGCATCAGCCATTTTCAAAGCTGTTTCAGTAACAATGACTAAATCTTGTCTTCCTAATTTCTCAATAGAATCTTTGAAATCAGATAAGCCAGGCAAACTTTCAACAATCTTTGTAGAAAGTTGGCTAATCTTGTCAGTCTTTAATTTAGAAATTTGATCATCAAGAACAGCACCTGAATTTTGAACATCAATAGCAGCACCTAAAATAGAACTTCTTAAACGATCTAAAGCTATTAAAACATTAAGACCCGAATCTGAGTAGTTATTTCCAGAAGGAGTACCTGAGGAGTTATTAATCAAACCAGGTGTTTCGATTTGAGCATTCTCAAGCGCAGTCTTAAGATCATCAGAACCTTTACTTAAAGAATCTCTAAGCATTTTAGGTAATCTAGCAAACTCGCCTTCACTCAAATTGAGACCTGTTGCCTTATTCAAAGTTTCAAGTTGAGTTTTGAAATTCAAATTACTTTTAAGTCTTGTTGCTTCTCTATTAGCCTCTGCAAGTTGAGACACAATATCTTTAAAACGTTCAACATTCTTTTCAGACTTGAGTTGGTTTTGTAAGAATTGGATTTGTGAATCAATCTTTAAGAAAGCTTCAGCACTTTGAGTGCTTAAAGCAGACATGTCAAAGAAGTCGGTAATGCCCATTCTAGAGAAAGCTTGTTGAACTTTTTCTGGAGTGCTGTATAACACTTCAAAACTTGCTTCAAAGGCTTTCTTAGAGGCATCTGCCTTACGTTTCAAAATACTATCAATAGTAGATTTAGACGCATTAGGGCTGAGTTCTTCAAGTTGCTTGTTGATACCACGCATTGTAGCAGCAGCTTCTTGCAAACCCTTAAGTTGCTGCGGTTTCATACTACCAAGATCTTCAAGCGAAAGCTGAACACCAAGTGAATTAATATCACTTAACATTGTGTTCAAAGTAGGCAATGCTTCAGTCAAAGAATCTTTAATAGTTTTGAAATCACGAGTAGCTTGTCTTAAGTCTTTTGGAGAAATATCAGTACGGTTAATTTCATTTTGTAATGTAACTAAACGATTGACATCTTTCGTAGTCTTATCTAGGCCACGAGTTCTGACAGCTTCTGTAAAGTCAACACCAACAACTGAAGCTAAGTCTTTAGTCTTAGCAAGAATAGTATCAGCATCTTTATCGGTGGCTGCTAAAATCTGCTTAACAAAGAAAGCTCTGTTAACTTCATTCTCAGCTAATGCTTTACGATAGTCTTCAGCTTTAGGTAAGAAAGCTTCAGGTGTCTTCTTGATTTCATCAACTTGTGCTTGAGTCAACTGACCTTTAGTTTTCTGAAACGCCAATGCAGTCTTAATTTTATCATCAGGTGATAATTTAGACATGTCAGCAGGTTTCTTAAACTTTAAGGCATTAGCAGCAGTTTGTTGTTTAATAGCAAGTTCATAAAGATTATCAGCAGCTTCATCAGAGAGTCTCTGTAATGTAGCATCTGTAAGGATACCAACACCAAGACCTTCTAACTTTTCTCTAAGTTTGTATTGTTTACGATCTAACGAAACTGTTTGGGCAGCTTCTTTAATATCTACAACTTGACGTCTACGTTCTTCAATACGAACAATAATAGCATTCTTTTCAGCAATGTTACTAGCATTTTCAAGCTCTTTAGCAAGGTCTTTGATTTCCTTACCAATCTCTTGTAAAGTTTCAAACGAAGATTGATTAGCAGCGAACAGTTCATTACTTTCAAAAGTAATACCAACCATCTTTAAGCTAGAGTCTAATTCACTTAAGTCTGCTTTAAACTTTTCAATAGCCTTTTGCTGATCACGATACCAGATTTGCAAATCCATCTTTGCAGCAAGTTCACTTTCTAATCTCATCTTGTCTTGCATCATAGGGTCAGATGCAGGTATGATAGTATTAGTAAAGATACCAGCTTCTCGATCAGCAATCTTTTGAGCTACTAAAGCATAAGAGCCAACAAGGTTTTCAATATCAGCTTTCAAAGCATCATTGGTAAATTCAAGATTCTTTGAATTCTTTTCAAGTTCTCTTAAACGGTCTTCACCAGCTTGTTCACCACGGTATCGAGCATTGTATTTTGTACTACGCTCTGCTTGTAATGCCTCAATAGCATTAGTAGCACCTAACTTACCAGCTGGTGTAGAAGCCAACATTCTTCTAGCTTCTAATAACCATTCATTAATCTTAAAGCCAATATCTAGTGTAGTCTGTCTAGCACCTGTTGCAGTTTTAGCAGCAAATGAACGAGGATTGTTGTTCTTTAAATCTTCTAAGAATTTTCCAAAATCTTTAACAGCAGGTGATTTCTTAAGAGAAAGCTTATCAGCATATTTTTCCAAACCACGATTTAATGCTCTGATAGAGTCGCGTGTGTCGTTTGAAATCTTACCTGTTTTCTCTTCTTCTAATCTGGCTGTTTCAATAGTCTTGTCTAATTCTTCTAAGCGTGAAGCTAATTTATCTTTTTCAGCTGTAGACAACAATTTAGGGTTAATTTGAGACACATCATAACTCAAGCCTAAACTTCTAGAACTTGCAAAAGATGCTGTATTCTCATTCAAACCTAAAGTCTTGGATTTAGGTTTGTCACCCAGACCAATAATTTCTTTAGTCTTTTTGTACACAGCATTCAGCTCTTCCATCATTGTGTTCTCTTCGCCAAAAATGGCAAGATATAACAATCCTGTAACAGCTGTAACCGCCAATACAGCAGCTGTAATCCAGCTTGTAAACACAGCAAGAATCGCACCAGCAACCCACTTCAGAGCACCTAAGATAGCGGTTCTAAGTGCAAAGCCTAAAGCAAGACCTAATTCGGCACCAGCCATTCCAAAACCAGGAGATAGTGATTCAGCAACAGCATAACCAATACCAGCGCCTAAGCCAGCACCAATGATACCCTTCATACCTCTTCCGAGATTACCGATTGCAGAAGCAACACCAGATGTCCAAGCCTTGACGTTATTCAAACTAAATACAGATGCTAAAGCACCAATGGCTTGTCGTTTGAAGTAGAACAGTGCACCTAAAATTAATGGTAAGGTTACGGCAGAAATTTGTAATGCAATAGCTGCAAATGGATTCTCAACTTTAAGAGAATTCCAATTTGAAACCATGTCATCAAACACTGAAGTTGATTTACCAACGTTGATGCTTTCACCAGCCATAGAGACTGTTGTAAATAACGCTAATATTGTAGCTACTAATGCTGCCTTACCATACTTACCAAAATATAACTTACCAAGCAAGCCGTGCTCACCGCCAATAGACGACATAGCGGCAGCTGCCTTTGAAGCCATTTCACTGAGTTTAGAAGTGTCAATAGTAACAGAACCAGCTGATGTGCTCTTCATCTTGAAAGAACTAAAGATTTCAGAAATACGATCGCCAACCTTACTACGTAATCTTCCAACTGTAACTGCCATATCATCCATGATGTTAGCAATAAACAGTTGAGCAAATGCAATAGTTTTCTCGGGATTCTTTCCAAGTAAAACGGTTTTAATGAAATCAAAACCAGAACTGACAGCTGGTGCAACCCAATCAACAACTTTACCTGTAACCTTATCTAGAACAGCTTTAATTGCAGTGCTGGCTCTTTCAGACCATGTACCTGTATCCCCAAAGAATACATTATACAAAGAAGTGTCTTTACTGAGTGTTTTACCAATGTTTTGAATAGCTTCAGATAAAGGTGCTATAACTTTACTGCCAACAAGGTCAGATACCTTACTCAAACCCTTACCACCAGTCAAAGTAAGATACAGTAGACCGCCCTGTGTGGCATACTCAGCCAATGCAGAGTTAGCAAATAAACTGTTAAATACACCCATTTGCTCCATCAGTAAACCAATGATAGCCAATCCACGTGTTGGACCAAGAGCACCAAAGAAGTATTGAGAAATAATACCTTCACGTTTACCTGCAGCATCGCCAAAGATTACAGTACTAATATTTGCAAACTTACCAAAGATACCATCAAAACCACCTTCAACAAGTTTCAAATCTTTAAGTAAAGATAAAGCACCTTTACCAAATAAGACACCTGCAATAAGACCTAGTGGCCCTGATACACCAATAGCATCAGCAATACCAAAAATAGCTTTCAAAGCAGTACCGATAGCTGGCAATTCTCCGACAAATCCACGAATAAATGAAGATACTGTCCCCAATAAGGCGTTCAAAAACTCAGGAAGCTCACGGATCATGGTTGCAACAACAATGCCAGCTGCCTGCCCCAGTGCGTGTCCTAGGGTAGCAACTAAGCTACCGCCTGTCAATGACCTGCCAAACTCTTCAGCGATCAACGTGCTAGAAGATGCAATGCTTGTAAGTAATACACCAACGAGGACATTTTTAATGATACTGGCTGGAAATAACAAGCTTACAAGAACAGCTCCAATAGAAGCTAAAGCAAGTTTAGCCATTGAAGGGAATGTCTCAAATAAGCTAACAAAGAAAGGTTTAACAGCTTCAACTGCATCAGCAAATGCTTCTACAATACCGTCAGTTTTCAAAACTGGCATTTTGAACGTATCGAATGAAAAATCAATAGATTTAATATCCGAAAAGTCAAAAGACATCTTGTTACTTTTATCAAAGATGTTCTTAAAAATATTTACAGTATTTGTCTTAAATCTATTTAAACCTTTACTAGCCTTATCCCAGAGACTTTCTGAGGTTTCAATTACTGAACCAACAGTGTCTGTCCACCAAGAGTGACCAATAACAGCATCATAAATTTCAAAGAATACTCTAATAACTTTCTTACCAAAATCTTTGATATTATCAACTACATCATCTAAGTTAGCTTTACTGCGCACACCATCAAAAAGCTTAACAACACCTTCATAAGCATTTTGGAAAACATCGTAGATATCAAAATCATTAACCAAATCAGAAATAATTTGATATGAAATTGAAACGAAACCAATGATTACTTTAAATGCAGATTCTGTTACAGCTAGCAATTGACCAGGTATAGTGCTTAAGGAATCTTTGATAGCTTGTGTAAACACATAAGATGCGGGGTATAAAGTATTTTTAATTACTTTAGCAAATTCATACACCTTAAGCGATGTATTTGATAACCCACGAATAACTTCAGAAATTGTTGTCAAGAAGGCTTCCCATTGACCACCTTTAAAAGTGATAAGGGTGTCCATTCTGAAACCAAAATATCTAGAGATAGCTTTGAAACCAAAATCAACAGACTTAAAGAAGTTGTTAATTCTAACACCAATCGAATCCGTATTGTTAGCAATAGCTACAGCTAGATCTTTAAACCCTGCAGAATATGCAATAATGTTTTCACGGCTAAAGAATGCCTTAAGTGTTGGGATATCAAACCCTGCACCTGCCCAATACTTAGGACTCAATCGCTTAAGTTTCTTAATTGCTTTCTCGACATCGCTATCAATACTAATCAAGTCGAAAACAGAGAATCTATTGAAGCTAGAAATCAAACCACCAGAAAACTTGTCAACAGCCCTAATAGCCTTATTGATATCACCTGAGAGTGTTCTTGTTAAGAAACCTTCAGGCAGGACTTGTAAAAATTGTTTACCAATTTCTAATACGATATCTTTAAGAGGCCCAAGGATTCCAGTAATATTACTTGAAATCTTATTAAACGCAAATGAGATTCTTGTACCAAGATCAAATGCATTCTTAGAAGCTTCTTTAATATTCTTAGCTAAATTAAATGTGGCTAAACCAGAAGCTTCAGATAAACCTAAACCTTTATCAAGCTCGCTTACATAAATTTTAAACGAATCTGATAATAAACCACTAGCCTGTGTTAATGTTGGCTTAATGGTTGAGAATTCTTTATTGATCTGTTCGGATTGCTTCAACAAAGCACCAAACACAACACTACTGGTAACTTTACCGTCAGCAGCTAAAAGTCTTAATTGACCTGTTGTAACTTTCAATTCATCGGCAATTGCTTGACCGATACGAGGTGTTTGCTCTAATACAGAGTTTAATTCTTCACCTCTTAATGTGCCAGAGGACAAACCCTGACCTAACTGAATCAAAGCAGCATTTGCTGATTCAGAACTAGAACCTGAAATTGCAATAGCTTTCTGAACTGTTTCAGTAGCTTGCAACAACTTTTCTGTGGAAACACCCGCTGTTTTTAACGCCTTACCAAAGCTTGCAAAAGTACCAACACTACCTTTAATAGAACCTCTAGTTCTCTCGGCAATGTCGTAAAGTGCTTCTTGTGTTTCTACTAAATCTTTTGTTCTACCTGTAACTAATGCAATTTGGTTACTCAGGTTTGTGAACTCAGTAGATATATTTTTAAGATAAGCAACAGATACACCAGCTGCAGCAATACTACCAAAGTTTCTGAACATGTTTTTAAATGATTCAGAAGTTTTATTAGTAGTGACCTCAATGTTTTTAAGAGATCTATTAATTGCAGCTAAGTCTTGCTCAGCTTTGGAGGTTCGGGCTTGTACATCAATTTCAATACCCATGATAACTCCTAAAATTATACCCCGCTAAAGTAGTTTATATCTACTCTAACGGGGTATGGTTTACGTTTCTGTAACGACTATGCCACTTGGCTTAATACCTCTTTCAACAAGAAGAGCTTTCTCAATGAAATGTGAGGGAGCTTGCATAGAAGAGCCTTGGTTTAAGAAAGCAATGTGTTCGACATCATTAACAATCTTGTTTCCTTTTCTCATCCAGCCGTCTCTGGCTTCACCCGTATCAACAGGTGTTGCTTCTTTAAGTTTTAACACAAGATTATTTATTGTAGAAATTTTACCACGCTCTGTTTGAGCATCTAAAGATTTCTTCAATTCTTGCATTGTATTTTGAATGCCTTTGACTTTAATCATAGATCTAATTTTTCTCCACCTTTTGCAGATAGCATTTTGTTAAACAGAGTAGACGTCTTAAGGCTGTTCGCATTAAGAGAACCATCTTCATTAACAGTATCAGATCCTTTGTAGATAGCATGAAGAGACTGAAACAAAGCCCAAGGTTTTTCTTTAACACCTTGAACTTGTAATAGCTTCATTGTACGATCGTCATCACGCCAATCTACGGGTCTTCTTTCAAAATAGTTTATCCAACCTAAAAACTCCTCATAAGGCATTTCTTCAGCCAGCTTGTATACTGGCATCTTCAGATGAAAAGCTACCTCGTAAATAGATAGCTCATCATCTGACAGTTTTACTTTCCCTGGTCTTGACCAATACCAGAGAACTTCATAATTTCACTAGACAGCTTAGACAGCTCATCCAAAGGGAAATCATTAAAATCTTGATCGGACAAATCTTTTGCGCCTTCAACAGAAGAACGAATCACAGTTTTCAAAATATTGAAACCTTCTGAATCATCTTTGTCTACTTGCTTGGCACGTTCTTGGATTTCAAGAACTTCTGACACGCTAAGTTTAGAGATCTTTACATCTTCGCCCATAAATTTAACGGGCTTGGTCATTTTCTTACCGACAAGACCTTTAATACCTTCTGACATATTATTCACCTTTGAAATTTTCGGAATGTTGAGATTGGAAGTCATCGAGTTGTTTCCTCATAGTGTGCAGAAATGCTAATGTTTGGAAAACTTCCTGTGATTTAGCTTGGTCTTCTGCAAACTCAGGTACACGCTCGAAAGTCTTCCTGATACTGATATCAATGCTTTTACGCATATGTTTAGCAGTGGTACGTAGAACGTAACCCATGCTGAATGGTTTTAATGTATCTTCGGACATGATTATTCTTTAATAATATTAGGGACGCCAGCACTAGA